ATGCCGATCTGGGTGATTCCGTATTCGATATACAGAAGGAGACGCCATGGATAGAAAAGAAGAACATGCAATGGCTCTTCAGGCGGCGCGAGCAAGGGCAGCAAAGCAGGAATACATACTGAAAGGGCCTAGGCCAGAGACACACAGCGCGACGATGCCGGCCTACTGTTATACCGCAATGTGTCCGGATCCGGAGCTGCGGGAACCGGTCTGGAGAAGGCACAGACGTCAACCAGCGGTCCGAGCCGCGAAGGTAGAAAGGATCTGCCTTATCTGCCGGAAGCGATGGCCGGCGGAATGTAGCCGGAAAAATTGTGATTGTGAGAGGCAGGGGCATTTGTATGCGATTGGAGGTTATAATCATCCGAGCTGCAGGAGGAACAAGCATGGCGTATAAAGTAAAATATGCAGTATATGACCGTGGCGTTCTAATGGGCCAGTATTATGCTGACGAGGTGGCGGAGCTGATCGGGATCCCACAGAAAAGGGTATTTGCTTATTCTGCCAGCGGAGCCAGATATCAAGGCAGATACACCTTAGAGGCCGTGGAAAGATATAGATCCCGGGTGGGCTGAGACATGGGATCGGGTAAGGATCGAGAAACTGGCATGGTTAAGAGGAGGTGGAGCCGTTGGACAAGGTAGTGCTGGAGCAGTACAGCAGCCTGAGGGTGGAATATCAGGATCTGCAGGACGAGATCAAAAAGCTGGAAAAACAGATCAGAAAGATGGAGACGAGCCGATATCAGGTGTCAGATTCCGTCAAGGGAACAAGGACTGACGGAACATATGGCAGTATCCGGATTACCGGCTTTCCAGTTCCAGACTATTACCGGCGTAAGAAGCTGCTGGAGGATCGCAAGAAGAAGTTAGATGAGTTTGAGTTGCAACTCCTCGAACTGACCAACGAGGTTGACGATTACATAAATAGTCTGGCTGACTCCAGAATGCGGCGCATGATTAGGTATAAATTTTTCGATGAGCTGTCATGGGTTCAGGTGGCACATCGTATGGGAGGAAAGTATACAGCAGATGGTTGCAGAATGGCAATAACGAATTTTTTGAAAGATAAAAAGTAATTTCGTTTTTTTCGCTTCAAGTGTGGTAGACTTTAAACTGGAAGATCTGAAAAACGGATTTCCTCCCCCAATTGACGGCCGCCGGCTTTTACCGGTCGGTGGCTGATTTATCCTCCATAATTAATGTTTCTCCTTTGACTGAGTTCTTACAAATATGTAAGGGCTCTTTTAGATAATACGTATAATATGTATTAAAACTATTGACAATACGTACTATACGTGCTATAATTATAACATAAGGAGGACAGAGATGAGGTTCAGAGAAGTCGAGAAAATGATTTTACAAGATGGCTGGTATGAAGTAAAACAAGTTGGTTCTCATCATCAATATAAACATCCAACTAAGAGCGGAAAAGTTACAATACCAGAGCATAAAGGCAAAGACATTAATATGACAGTTGTAAAATCAATACTTAAGCAGGCGGGGCTGTAAAGCCCCCAATGCCTGTGCTAAAAAGGAGGAAAATCATGAAATTAGTTTATCCAGCAATATTTACACCTTATGAAGATGGAAGCGGAGGTTATGCAGTTGAGTTTCCGGATCTGCCCGGTTGTGTTACTGGTGGAGATGATATGGCAGAAGCGATCTTTATGGCAGAAGATGCTGCCAGCGGCTGGGTACTCACAGAACTGGAGGACGGCAAGAAGGCGCCAAAAGCATCTGGGTTTGGCAGCATTAGTACAGAGCCTGGCCAGTTTGTGAATCTGGTTGCGTTGGATATGGACGCCTATGCCGAAAAGTACGGAAGCAAGGCGGTAAAGAAAACCCTTACGATTCCGGCATGGCTGAATACCTACGTGGAAGAAAACAATATCAGTTGTTCGGCTGTTTTGCAGGAGACGTTGAGTAAAATGGCACAGTCATCAATGCAATAAACTACAGAACCTCATTTTGAGCACTCGGTTATATCGGGTGCTCTTCCTGTCAGCGAGAGGAGTGATCCATATGAGCACAGAGAACCAGACAATCAATAAAGAGGCCCAGGCTGAGCGTATGAAACGTTACCTGGAGCAGCTGCAGAAGAGTAAGAGGGGCGGCAGGTAGCTGTACTCCAAAACAAACAAAGAGAAAAGGCTGCCTATTCGGCCGCCTCATCTCTGCAAAGTTCGTCCAGGGTAACGCCCAGGGCATCGGTCAGTTTAATCATAGTTGATACCCGGCCGTCGTCCCGCCGTTCCAGATCTTCGATGGTTCGCTGGGGGACACCGGCCAACTCCGAAAGAGCACGGAGTGATAAACCTTGCTGTTCTCTGATTCTTTTTAATTGCATTTTTGATGATGCCTCCTTTTTATCTATATCTTCTTGAGTTAAAGTTGGTTTTGTCACTCTTGAAACGTTTAAAGATTTTGTTATCCAACGACAATTTGTTGGACAATAGTTTTTGTTTGAATCAATACGGTCAATTTCAAGGTTATCAGTATAGCCATTATTGTAAGCCCAATCACAAAAATTATCAAAGCCGTTAATACCTAGCCAGTCATCACAGATTAGGATACCTTTGCCACCATAATTTTGATATTGTGATAACCTCGTATTATAGCAACGCTGTTTCATGCCGTTATAAATGTGATATATTCTTGAATGTGACATGTTATGTTTCATGTGTTTCCTCCTTGTCTTTAATAAAGGAATTAATAAATTTTTTGATTTCTGCAGTTGGAGTAGTCCCTATTGATTCACACTTTGCTTTAAAAGCTTCAAGGATATCAGGTTTTAAATCAAGCGGAAAACGGACATATTTTGTACGTAGGTGTTTTTGTTGTGATGCATATTTTGCTTCTTCTGTCATTATTAAATACCTCCATTGAAAAATAGTTGAATTAGGGCAATTAGTATTGCTAAAAGCCCAACGCATATAGATGCGTGATAACATAGCTTTAATAAAGTTTTTTTCATTGATTGGATGAAAGACTTATGATATAATTATTCTAAGGGAGGGGGCAATCCCCCCTGACCTTAGGTGACAAGTTTTATCAGAATTAATATCCAACCGACAAGTGATATTAATTTGATGAGGAGTTTTTCAATCTGTTCCAGCAGCTTGATTAACTCCTTTATCTTTTGTTCTAAGTCTTTCACTTGCTCACCTCCTTTCTATGATTAAATTATATCATATACGTACGTATATGTCAAGTATAAAATATATATTTTGCAAATTTTTTCGCATCTATCACAAACGGTAGGTGCTTTTATTTTACCCGAAAGGAAGTGAATCAGCATGGCCCGAGCGCCAGACGCGAGATATGAACAGGCGAAGGCCATGTTTTTGAACGGTCAGAAATTGGTTGAGATTGCAAGCCAACTAAATCTGCCAGAAGGAACGGTTCGCCGTTGGAAGTCTACACACAGATGGGATAGCGAACGCTCGGATAAGAAAAGCGAACGTTCGCATAGGAAACGAGGAGCGCCGCTGGGTAATAATAACGCGGTTGGACATGGCGCCCCAGAACAGAATAAGAATGCAGAAAAATACGGTTTCTTCAGCAAGTACCTGCCTGAGGAGACCGTTTCTATTATCCAGGAGATGCCAAAGGATCCGCTGGATGTCCTGTGGGATCAGATCCAAATTGCCTATGCTGCCATAATCCGAGCACAGAAAATCATGTATGTTTGCGACCGGGAGGATAGCACTAAGACCGAGATCGGCCACAAGGACGGTGACACGGTCATGGAGGAACGTTGGGAGGTACGGCAGGCATGGGATAAGCAGGGGAACTTCCTGCAGGCTCAGGCAAGAGCACAGGCAGAACTTCGCAGCATGATTAAGCAGTATGATGAGCTGTTGCATAAGAACTGGGATCTGGCAACAGCAGAACAGCGGGCGAGGATCGCCGTTCTGAAGTCCCAAGTTAAGAAGGACGAGGAGAAACCGATCCGGATCGAGTTTAAGAAAGCAGGCGAAAGCCATGTCTGATATCCATTGCGTAGAATTTGCCCTAAATGATCACTTCTTCGATTTCGTTCATGACTGGGAATACAAGATATATCTGACAGTCGGGGGATACGGCAGTTCCAAGAGTTACCACGTCGCGGTAAAACTGATTAAGAAGCTGCTGGAGGAGAAACGCAAGGCCCTGGTAGTCCGTGAGGTATTCGATACGATCCGGGATTCCTGTTACGATCTGCTGATGGAAGTGGCCGAGGCCATGGAGGTGACGGACTATATCACGTTTACCACTTCACCGATGCAGATTCGGTTCAGCAACGGCAGTAAAATCATTTTCAAAGGCATGGATAAGCCGGCGAAGCTGAAATCATTAAACGGTGTTTCTATCGTCTGGATCGAGGAGTGTTCCGAGGTTAAGTATGCTGGCTTTAAGGAAATCTTGGGGCGTCTCCGTCATCCGACTCTTAGCAATCATATAATCCTGTCAACGAATCCGGTCAGCAAGAGCAACTGGGTGTATAAGCATTTCTTCCAGGATAAGTCCACCGGTGTTAAGGTCCTTGACGACGAGGAATTGTACCGGAAGCGTATCATAGTGATTGGGAATACCTATTACCATCACAGCACAGTAGATGACAATTACTTTGTGCCAGCGGATTACATTGAGCAGCTGGACGAACTGCAACAACACGATCCGGATCTGTACCGGGTGGCACGTAAAGGCCGCTTCGGCATTAATGGCAGACTGGTATTCCCGCAGTTTGAAGTTATGCCCGAAAGAGAAGTCTGCGAGAGGATTAAGAAGATCAATAATCCGATCGAAAAGAATGGCATGGACTTTGGTTTTGTCACGTCCTATAACGCTGTGGTTCGCATGATGATAGACCACGATAATAAGCTTCTGTATTTGTATGATGAGTACTACTCCAGAGATAAGACGGATCCGGAGATTGCGCGGGATATTGAGAAGTGGAAGGACGTTCTGATCAAGGCCGATTGTGCGGAACCCAAAGCAATCAGATATTATAAGCAACTGGGATTCAGAATGAGACCGTGTAAGAAGTTTAAAGGTTCCCGTGAAGTATACACAAAGAAAGTTAAACGCTTTAAACATATCATATGTTCAGAGCGGTGTCAGAACATAATAGGAGAATTGAAAGAGCTGACTTTCGCTGTGGACAAAGATGGAGAAATAATCGAAGATAAATTCAACATAGACCCACATACATTGTCGGCTATTTGGTATGGACTTGATGATTACGAAGTTTCGGACCTTAAGGGCGGAGGAATGAAGATTATGAAATAGAGGTGAGAGAAATGGAAATGGAAGTTGTAAAAAAACTGATTAAGAAGTATACGACGGGGCATGGTGCTTTTCTTGCCCAGGCAGATACTGCGGATCGGTATTATCGGAACCAGACGGATATCTTACTGGAGCCGCCTAAGAAAAGAGAAACAGAGCAAGGAGAGAACCCGCTGCGGAATGCAGATAACAGGATCCCCCTCAACTTCCACGGTCTCCTGGTCAATCAGAAAGCGTCTTATATGTTTACAGCGCCGCCTCTGTTCGATCTGGGCAATAAGGCATCTAATAAAGCATTGACGGCGTTCCTGGGAGATAAGTATGCTAAGACTTGTAAGGATCTCTGTGTAGAGGCTTCTAACGCATCTGTGGCATGGCTGCACCTCTGGAAAGACAAAGTGAGTGGGCAGTATAAATATGCCATAGTGCCATCAGGACAGGTGATCCCAGTGTGGAGTAATAATCTGGAGAAAGAACTTAAAGGAGCATTACGCTGCTATCACGATGTCACAGACGGCGGGCAAGAACTGGACGTCTACGAATACTGGAATGATACGACCTGTCAGGCGTATGCGGTGGAGGCAGGGAGTGTAATTGATACCGGGCTGATGCCATATAACTCCTTTACCCTGATTGACACAGAAGGAAACAGTAATCTGGTAAATGAGTTTACGCATGATATCGGCGAGGTGCCATTCTTCCCATTTTTCAACAACAATATCAATACAGGTGACCTGGATAATATAAAGCCTTTGATTGATGTCTACTGCAAAGTATTCAGTGGATTTGTCAACGACCTGGAAGACATTCAGGAAGTTATTTTCGTGCTTACCAACTATGGTGGCGACGATCTGGGCCAGTTCCTACGAGAACTGAAGGACTACAAAGCAATTCAGATCGAGAATGAAGGCGGGGAGGACAAGTCGGGAGTTTCCACCCTAACGATTGAGCTGCCGGTGGAGGCCCGCAAGGAGCTGCTGGCTACGACCCG